ATTTGGCTATTGGTCTCTAAGTAAGTGGTTAAAGTATAAAGTCAAGAGAGCCATCGACTTTATGTTTCAGTTTGAAAAAAATGTTACTGCATATGCTAAAAGAAAAGGATATGATGGAGTAATTTGCGGTCATATACACAATGCAGAAATCAAAGATATCGATGGCAGCATGTATATGAACGATGGCGATTGGGTAGAATCATGTACTGCACTTGTCGAACATCGAGATGGCAGGTGGGAAATCGTAACATGGCAGGAAATTAAAAATGAAAATAAAAAAATTAATTTTAAAAATGTATGAAGCGATACTCAAAAAAGATACTCAAACTGAAAAGAAACTTTGGTTTCAAGCTTTAAAAAAATCGCTTAAACATAAAAAAACTCATACTATAAAATAAAGTGGTGTACAGAAAGTAGCAAATGCAGTATATTAAAATAGATAATGACATGTGGGACGATCTTGGCAAAATTTGGTTTGTGCATGAATATGCAACAAGCGAAACAAGTACAGCTGTTACGTTGAAGCTCGAAGATACTATCACAAAAGAAGTACACACAAGAGTTGTAGCTCAAAACCAAATTGAGTGGCTCGAACCGAAAGACTTTTAATGCTATATACGGGATCGGGAAATATACCTCATCATATCTATTGTTGGGTAGATTCTTCGTTCATTCGTAAAGATGCCAAACCAAATACGTACGAGCCTTGTGTATGGTTCGCACTTCATGCCAAAGCTGGTCATTCTTGGGGCTGTCATGTGATGCTCGAGTGTGGAGCAGTTTGGCGCGGAGTTCCTCCTCATGCCTTGGCATTTTCTCCAAATCCTGAGAAAACTTGGCATCTTGAAGATACACAGATATGGGATTGCTATGGAGATCAGTTTTCTGTTTTAATATATAGTTATCTACATAGCCAACAAGCAGAAATTCGAAAGAGCGGCCTTTTTGGTCGTTACCTTTTTACAGTCGTTCCAATGAATGATGGATATTCACAAGATCCTTCTCAGTCGAAGGAATTTATGTTTATTCAATTAGATAATGGTAGACTGACTATCATGCCGACAAATGAACTTCGCTTCCATGATAAATCATATACCGAAGGCGATTGGCCGAAAGATATTAAACTAAACACCAGTACTTGGAGAGTTGAATGACCGTTTTTTCAAACGAAATGTTTGATGCTACAGAACAGAATTGTTTCTTCGGAAAACAGGTAAACATTGCTCGTTACGATAAGCAACGTTATAACATCTTCGAGAAGCTGACAGACAAGCAACTTGGATTCTTTTGGAGACCAGAAGAAGTTGATCTGTCAAGAGACGGTAAAGACTTTAAAGGGTTAACCGACCATGAAAAGCACATCTTCACAAGCAATCTCAAAAGACAGATTCTTCTTGACTCTGTTCAAGGACGTGCGCCTAGCCTGGCGTTTCTACCGATTTGTTCGCTCCCCGAACTCGAAACCTGGATCCAAACATGGACATTTTCCGAAACGATTCATAGTCGATCCTACACTCATATCATTCGAAACGTTTATTCAGATCCGTCAAGGGTATTTGACGAGATGCTCGACATCCAAGAAATAGCAGACTGTGCTTATGATATTAGCAAATACTATAACAACTTAATTAGTTTTAATGTCAGATGGAATGGCGGTACCGCGCATTATGATCATAAGAAAGCGTTATGGCTTTGTCTGAATGCAGTGAATGCTTTAGAAGGAGTAAGGTTCTATGTCTCGTTTGCGTGTAGCTGGGCTTTCGCCGAAGTTAAGAAGATGGAGGGTAACGCCAAGATCATCAAGCTCATCGCGCGGGACGAGAACGTTCACCTTGCCTCGACACAACAGCTCCTCAAAATTCTACCGAAAGAGGATCCAGACTTTGCTCGCATACAAGAAGAGACACGAGATGAGTGTATCGGCATGTTTTATCGCGTGGTCGACCAAGAGAAAAGTTGGGCATCTTACCTTTTCCAGAATGGTTCTATGATTGGTCTGAATGAAGAACTTCTTTGTAATTATGTCGACCATATCGCCGCGAAACGTATGGGTGCTATCGGACTGAACGGTAAACCTGGCGCGAATCCTTTGCCATGGACACAGAAGTGGATTTCAGGTTCTGACGTTCAAGTTGCCCCGCAAGAAACAGAAATTACTAGCTATGTGATTGGTGGAGTTAAAAAAGATGTTGATGAAAACACGTTTAAAGGATTTACGCTATAATGGATTGGATTACTTGCCCTTCGTGTGACGAGGAATTTAAAATAATTACAGAAAACACTGATCTTCCAGAATACTGTCCATATTGTTCTGCGCAGCTTGAACTTGAAGATCCATTCGACGAAGAATATGAAGAATAAATAGATCTTTCTCCTGATGGAACGTGATCTATGAGTTGGTTATACGAAGACAAAGAATTTACTGAAGTCGAAGATTATTATGGCTTCATATATCTCATCGAAAACTTAGTAAACGGCAAGAAATATATAGGTCGTAAGTATCTGACAAAAGCCGGATACAAAACTGTCAAAGGCAAACGAAAGAAGCTTCGCGTAGAGTCCGATTGGCGAGACTACTATGGATCTTCTACTTCCCTCAAAGAAGATATTGATCTCTACGGAAAAGATAACTTTCGTAGAACGATCTTAAGACTCTGTAAGGGTCGCGGAGAATGTAATTATTTCGAAACGAAATATATATTCGATACAGATGCTATCTTAGATCCTAAATATTACAATACTTGGGTATCTTGTAAAATTCAAGCAAGCCATGTGAAGGCTTTACTTTTCAACCCCGAACAGGAGAATTTATGAGGTGGGTAAGGTACTAGAACACAAGCATTTGATTGTAAGAGCAGAGCTGAACAATCCTCCACAGTGCACATCGGCGATCGATGAGTGGATGAAGAAGCTGGTCAATCAGATTGATATGAAAATTTTAATGGGACCATACACAGTGTATTCTGATATGGTAGGTAATCGCGGATTGACTGCCGTGACTATCATCGAGACCAGTCATATTGCTCTACATGTATGGGACGAATGCGAGCCTGCGATGGCCCAACTAGATGTTTACACGTGCAGCACTTTGAATATTCAAGATGTGTTTGATGCCATCACCGAATGGGATCCTACAAAAGTAGAGTATAAGTATATAGACCGAGAAAACGGGTTGACATTAATTGAGAAAAATGAGGTGTTATAATGGGTAAGAAGAGAACACGTAAGACAGTCGTATCGAAAGGCCAACGTCGTTCGATAGTGGCTGGTGTGAAAGAAGTCCGTCAAGATCGTAGCGAAGGCGAAAAGGCCTACAATAAGCTAAAAGCTTGGCGCAAAGGCCAGAATCCATGGATTACTGTTCCTGGTCCGCAATCTAACATGCGCTTTATTAAAGTGCGCGCGAACGGCATTTGGGGTAATCCAAAAAATCGATCAACAGGTATTTACAGCAAAGCGACGAGCGATGAATAAGAACATTCTAATCTATACCAAAGACAACTGCCCTTTTTGTGTACAAGCGAAAAACTTGTTTACAAATAAAGGAGAACAGTATATAGAGAAGAAGATAGGAAAAGATATTACGCGCGAAGAGTTTATGGAAAACTTTCCAGACGTAAGAACAGTTCCTTTCATTATAATTGACACAGAAAAGGTAGGTGGTTATGACAAACTCATTGAATGGTACGACAGACCAGAACGAAGCTTCTTGGCGGAATGAATACCTCAAAGGTATTCTTCAAACTGGAATCGCAAATGTTACCTTCGTAAAGAAGGATGGCACAGAACGAGTTCTTCGTTGCACTCTGTCTCCGACACAACTTCCGGAACAGACTGATCTTGAAAAAGCTTTTAAACAACAAAAGACTCCAAATCCAGATGTACTCGCTGTATGGGATCTCGAAAATAAGGGATGGCGTTCATTCCGTTACGACTCGATTCTCGGCTTTAGTATAGTACACGTCGAGTGATCTACATGGTCGATATTGATCAGACTATTTGTCTGACTCCTTTTATGGATGGAAAGCATCGATATGAACTTTCCATCCCATTTAGGCAGCGTATTGAAGAGATAAATAAACTATACGATCAAGGCCACACTATTAAGTATTGGACTGCTCGTGGTTCAGGATCGGGCATCGACTGGACCGAACTCACTACACAACAACTAAATGATTGGGGCTGCAAGTTTCACGAAGTTCGAGTCGGAAAACCGTCATACGACATATGGATCGATGACAAGGCTATCAGTGATAAGGATTTCTTTGCAATTGCAGACCGATCGATCTTTCCAGGATTTGAAGATGAATAATCAAGAACGAATTGAATTAAATGAACTGAATAAGGAATCGAATGGTGGAACAGAACTTACCACTCGAAATCTCTTCCATCGACTCTCAAGTGATGAACTCGATGGTGTCCAAATTATCACTGCTCGCGTCCGCGACCTCGATCCTGACCGAATTAAGATCTATCATTTACATGATCTCGCCGGTGATCCGGAAGCTGCACATCTTCAAGATCCGACTTCTCGAGCTCGCTTTCAAAAGTTGGTCTTCAGCTCGAACTGGCAGTATCAACAGTATCGTGACTATCTTGGAATTCCATATAGCAATCATTCAACAGTTATCGAAACAGGCATCGAGCCTATTCCACTCGTTGACAAACCAAAGGACAAGATACGCCTCATTTATACATCCACACCTCATCGTGGATTGGAGATTTTGGTTCCTGTCTTTTGTGCTCTTGCCGAAAAATACCCCAATATTGAACTAGACGTGTTTTCTTCGTTCGGTATCTATGGTCCTGGATGGCAGGGACGCGACGAAGCGTACAAGCCTATCTTCGATCGGATGAAGGAGCACCCACAGATCAACTACCATGGATGGGCAGATCAAGAGACTGTTCGAGCTGCATATCAACGCGCACACATCTTTGCATATCCTTGTATCTGGCCTGAAACTTCTTGTCGTTCTTTGATTGAAGCGATGTCAGCTGGTTGTTTGGCGGTTCATCCTAACTTCTCGGCACTGGCTGACACGTCGGGTGGGTTGACTGTCCAGTATGATGGAGATCATGAGGATCAAAATCTCCATGCTAATATCTTTGCACATACTCTCATGTATGCCATCGAAAATGTTCAGAACAACGACATTACTAATATGATGTCATTCGTCAAAGCATACGCAGACACTCGCTTCGGTTGGGATTCTGTCATTCCCAAGTGGAAGGGACTCATCGCTTCGTTAAAGGAACAACACCGTGATATTGGCCAAGGCACCACTCAGAGTTAGTTTTTTCGGTGGGGGTAGCGATATCCCCACGCACTTTGCAACATGGGGTGGAGCAACCATCTCAACGGCTATCGACAATTATGTCTATGTAGCAGTTATGCATACACCACACGACCACATTAAAGTGTCTTACTCAAAGCTTGAGTGCGTCACAGACGTCGAAGATATTCAGAACGAAATCGTTCGTAACGCGCTCAAGTTCTTCGGTATCAAATCCAACATCGAAATCACATCATTCGCAGACATTCCCACGATCGGTAACGGTCTTGGTGGATCGTCTGCCTTTACTTGTGCCTTGATCAAGGCTTTGTCTGCCTATCTTGGTTATGAATACGTCAATCCATATGGCCTTGCGAAAACTGCTTGTCATATCGAGATTGACTTATGTGGTTGGAAGATCGGTATGCAAGATCAGTTTGCATCTGCATTTGGTGGTATGAATTACATTGAGTATGCTAATGAACTTGGTAATGGTCGTGTAGATGTCAAGCGTCTTGATTCGAATAGTATCGAAAACTATATGATTTTGATTCCAACTAATATCGAACATCATGCAGCAAAGATTCTTGATAAGATCAACTTTGAAGCCAAGACATTTGTCATTCGGCAACTCGCAGATATGGCAAAGATGCAGAGTACACAACGCGTGAATATCAACGAATATGGTGGATTATTAAACTCTGCGTGGATGTTAAAGAAACAGATGACTGAAGGCATCTCTTCAGAAGAGATAGATAGTATGTATGATCGATGCCAATCTGCAGGAGCACTCGGATCTAAACTGCTTGGTGCAGGAGGAGGCGGATACATGTTAGCACTCACAGATTCAAAGAGCGCAATTCGCCAAGAATTCTCAGATAGAATATGCCTCGATGTAGGCATCTCACATGAAGGAGCAAAAGTTGTCTATAGAGACTGATATTATACTTGATCACCTCGGCCTGATTAATATCGGCTTTGCTAGCATTGATCAAGAAGAATTTAAGAAAGCCGCCGAACTCATTTGGATGACCAGCATTTCCAATCATCGGAATAACATCTACACAATTGGTAACGGTGCTTCTGCTTCGATCGCTCAGCATTGGGCATGTGATTATACCAAAGGTTGCAAGCAAGGTGGATTACGACCACGGGTCATCTCGCTAGCAGCAAATATTCCACTCATGACTGCCATCTCCAATGATATCAGCTATGACGATGTCTATTCGTTTCAACTCGATGCACTCGGACAAGAAGGCGATGTACTCGTAGCCATCTCTTCGAGTGGAAATTCTCCGAACGTTGTGAAGGCAATTGAGACTGCTAAGTCTTTGAATATGAAGACTATTGCATTGTCAGGATTTAAATCAGATAATAAGTGCGCTCAACTTGCAGATATTTCTTTGCACGTTGACATTCAAGAATACGAAGCAGCAGAAGACGTCCATCAAGCCATTATGCATATGATTGCTAAATATATTCGAAACAGAAATAAGGTAACTATATAATGTCAGAGCAACCAGTATCAATTCATCAAATTCAGGCTCAATTCGGCACAGACAGTGCAAACTACGAAGTACTCACCGATGCAGCTATTCGATCAAAAGGAGTAGAAGGCGCAGCAGTTGAAGTTGGTGTTCGCCTCGGCGGAGGTTTAAAGTTTATCATCGACGGTCTTGTTGAGAGTGATCAAACTCCTGCAAAACCGGTCTTTGGTATCGATCCGTACGGTAACATCGAATACTATCGCGATGAGATCTTTAAGGAAGGGCGTTGCGACTATAACAATGAAATGCGCGACATCTGCATGATCAATATGTATCTGTATTGTCGTCAGAAGAATGTGAATTTCTACATGTTCAATCTTGAAGATACAGAGTTCTTTAATCGCTATGCAGACGGTGTTCCTATCTATGCAGAGAATAAGAGTATTCTCAATAAATACAGCGTAGTTCACTTCGATGGTCCTCATACGCTCGAAGCGCTTGATACCGAGATTGCGTTTTTCCTTGAACGATCAGATCCTGGAGCTGTCTTCGTCTTTGATGACGTAGAGATGTACGAACATGATGCGATCCACGATCAGTTGCTCGAGTATGGTATGGAAACGGCAATGGAAACTCCTCGTAAGTGGTCTTATGTGAAGAAGGAACATGTCGATAAAAAGTGGACACCGGTCGTTGGAA